TCTGACGGAACTGTACGAGAACCCTCAGGAGCGCCTGGAGACGGCTGAGAAGTGCTACCAGAGGGTCACGGATCCATGCTTCCAGTGGGACGCGGTTGCAGCCGAATTCCACAAGGTGTTCCAAGAGTTGCTGGATGATACGTATGAACTGCCGCAAGAGGTAGTCTCACCGGTCGCACTTGAGAAGAAAAGTAAGAGGAAGAAGAGGAAAAAAGCTGCTTAACTTTCTTTTAACTAAAGTCCTACCTCCCCCTCCCCAAGACCCATCCGTCACCAGAATGTAGTGGTGGCAAGGGTTTTGGGGATTTTTACCAGGGAGCAGAGGGCGGAAGAGGGCGGACTTTGGGGGGAGTTGGCGTACTTGACCCCCCCGCCAAACTACCCTTCACAATACGTGAACGTTTTTGTGAGAAAGTACACAAGGTATGTGTACGTTCGGCTAAAATCGTTCACGTGCTACAAAAAGAGTTTAAATAGGGGGTATTCTCGTCAAACTCCCCCCTAACTCCTACCAACAAACCCAAAAACCATTCCGCCTGTCTCACTTGAGTCTCATGGCAAGACTTCTTTTTCGCTACATCCCGAACATTGATGACCTGGATGTTGAGCAACTAGATCGTTTGAACTACTACCGTGGCTTTCCTTGTGCTCACGGTCATCTCATTCGAGACTCAAAGAAACACTGGTGTTATCACTGCGCTCTCAAGATCCAGACCAACGTCTGTGGTTTTGATATCAACTACCTCCATCGCCACTACAAGGTCAGGTATGAGTCCCTCTGGAGGAGCATTCCCCATGGTGGGTTTGATGAGTGCTGGGTGATGAAGGGGGACAAGGAACGGATCACCTTCCCCTCCTACCGGTCCCTGTACAGCGAACGGTTCACTGAGTACGTCTACATCCACAAGCTGATCTATCAGTGCGCCTGGGGGGACGTAGGCAATGCGTGGGTCACCAGGACATGCAAGAACCCTCGTTGCTTCAACCCTTTACACATGAAGTCAGCCTGGAACCAACCCAGCCCACCTAAGACAATCTCACCGTTTTCAACTAAGTTTCAATATGAGAAATTAATGTTGGCTGGTCGGCGTGAATTGGAAGATCTTCCCGCTGATGGACCAGTGGTGCCTCATTTCAAAATGCCAATAGCACACCCTAAAGATCAAGAGGAAGACAAAAAACTCGAGGAGTAAAATAGAAATAAAATAAATTGATAGATGGCGAGATACAGCACACAGACAGGAGTTTCCCAGGGACAACGCTCCGTAAATAACCCGTTGTTCCTTGGTACGTTTAGCGAAACTTCCTTGCGTTATTTGCAGGGAACTCTTCAAGCAACTTATTTAGTTCAGAAAGATGGCTTTGGTGGCGGAGCCTACAACCATTGGTTCTCTGTTGAGCTCACTAGCCCTGCTTGGATTATCCTTACAAAAGATGGTGATCGCTCTAAGTATGTTCAGATTTCTTGTTATGACTTAAACCTCATTCCAATTGAGGGCAGGTCAATCTTCCAGGCTGATAGCGCACGCGGTAATTTTCTTTTTGAAGAAGAAGACGCTGTTTATTATCCTTATGTTGGCCACGTAATGAGTGCCCAATCAAATCTTTATAATCAATTTGATCAATATGAAGCATTTAAAGGAGATGATAGGTACTACCCGCTTGGCGCCGGGCGTTATTTAATTTGTGTTTCGAGTACTCGTAATGAACCTATCAATTACAACGTGGGGCTTGTTATTGAGTTTCCAACAGAAGATCTTTTTATTCTTCTTGAACAACTTGACGGTAGCAAGCTGGCCCTGGAAGACGGCATTGATAACTCCAACACAACAACAATTGGACCAATTATCAGCGTAAATACGGTTGTAAACGGTGGCTTTAATGCTTTTACGGAGACTTTAGCTCAAATTAATTTTGGCGTAACTGTCACAATTGATGAAGGATATACTTGGCTTATTGGAGAAGCTGTGCCCCCTGGTCAAGAACCACAAGATTTATTTCTTTTGGATTTAAGTCCAAATTATGATTCCCTAGATGATCACGAGCATTCACGTCTTGAATGGGTTGAAGCATGGGATAGAGAGCACCAGCAGTCAGACCGATTCCCTGCTGTGTTTGAACCGTTGATTACAAGGCCATAGTCGCTATACTTTTAAAAAAAGCGCTATGACCACACTAGTTGCTAACGTACCTCCAACGAAGGTTTGGGTCAGAAAAGAATATTTATACGATCTTCAGAAAGGCCATGGTGAATACACTCCTGGTTATTGGGTGACATGTAAATCTCTTACTGGAAGAGCACTATATTTTGAAACTTACCTCACCGAATATGGCGCTCTTTTTGACAAGCTTCCCATCAGTGCATTCTTGTCTTGGGATCCAGATCACCCAGACAAACCACAGGCTCCTACACCTGATCTTCCGTTAACAGATCTTCAGTACTGGAATGGATTTGATCATGGTCTAACTGTGATCGAAAAGAATCTCATTTTCAATATGCGTTTTGAGGTGCTGACACGAGAGCATGGTGTAATGCAGGGCACATACTTATTTACAATTGACAACTATCATCCACATCGTAACGAACCTGACTTTTATTTTTCGGAGTTTCCCGATGAACACAAATCGCACAACATTGTGGCTTTGGACAATGGCCAAATTGGGGCTTATCCTAACAATCGTTGCCGAATGGTTGACCCATCACTGACGTATCACAACCTAAAGACGCCTGACTTTAAGGTATCTACCAGGTACTACGAGGTTGAGTGTGTGCCTAAGTGGGGCAGGCTTGGTGAATCAGACGAGTATTTTTGGAAGACGCCCAATGAAAAAGAAAAAGAAACAAAGGAAAAAACTGGTAACAAAGAAGTTACCAAACAAGTACCTGCTGAAGATGCGTCTGATTCCTTACTTAAGGGACTCTGCGGGGACGACATGGCTTGCCTCATTAGCCACTGGAAAGAGTATGCGCCAGATCAACGATTGGATGGAGAAGCGTGGGAGGAGAACATGCGTAAAGCGCTTAGGCCAAAATTTGACCGGTAAGTTAACTCTTCATTTTTACCGCATCGTAATTGATACGTTACGTCAATGGTGTGAGGAGTTAGCACCAGGGGATATGATTGCTTTCAGGTGTGAAAGTGCTGATCCGGACAAACAGTATCGAGTATGGGGTAAATGGCTGACTCGTAAAGATAGTCAGTACCAATGGAAGGGTAATCCTGAATTAAAGTGTTATACCTTCTATAAACAAAGATACGTAGAATAAAAGAAGAGTTACTGAATACTCATGGACAAACTTAATCATTACGTTGAAATTGCGCTGTCTATCCATGCAGCCGCATCCATTATCTGCGCCCTGACTCCTACCAAGAAAGACGACACTTTCCTTGGTTATGCCTATAAAGTACTTGAGTTTCTTGCCTTGAATATTGGTCGCGCTAAAGATCGCTGATCATTCAATTGGATTAAACCACATCACGACACCCCCTTCGCGTTCAACCCATTCTCTTGTTGCGTACGCTTCCTCTTTCGGAAGTGTTGCGCATTTTTTTTCGTCGCCTACGTGCCAACAGATATTCACCCGGATCCTTGGATCTCTTTTTACTTTCATTTGTTCACAAGAATTGCCCAGCCAGTGTTCGGTCCATCTACTTCCCAACGACGCAACCAATTCTTGCGGCTGTAACGGATTCCATCACCCGCTTTGGTTTTATTGCTGACATACCCACCTTTTACCATGTCCGCTTCTCCGTACGGATCATTATGGACAAAGTGTGTAGGGGTGAATCCACGGATTACAGACCAATGCCCACCACCAGATGGTTTTATAGCAGTGCCGTAGTGCAGCCATCCACAAGCAATTGGCCTGCCATTACGAATTTCATTCTCAATAATTGCAGCATTGCCATTAGTAATGAACTTTGCATTGAGTCCCAGGTGCCTCAGTGCTTTTAACTGAGCCATGGAATCAGTTGTGTCACCAAAGTTTTTACGGATCCTGTTATACTCATCATCTGATTTAATTTTGTTATAGAAAGCTGCAATCATTGCACAGCTAGAAGAGAAACATTCCCTGGAACCAGTACCTGACTGGTTGTCCAGTTGATGAAAGTATGGAACAGTAAGGATCTTTTCACTGATGACATCAGGACCAGCTGGTGGTTTACCTACTTCGCGGTCCATGATTTGAATGAGTTTTGTTGCGTAGTCTGGATCTGTGGCGTAGCGTTCTGCTACAAGAAGATTTGCACACTCGTTGCGACTGGATGCGCGATTGACACCCTTGAAATTGCTGTAGTCCTTGTACCAGCGATCAACTAAGTACTGGATACAGGAAGCAAGATCAGGAAAATCAAGAAAATCTGCGTTGATTTCGATCCATTTGTCATTGATGAATTCTTTGGTGCCAGCCGAACTTCCCTTACCTTTCAGTCCAAAGTAATTGTTCTTGCCTGAGGTGTGTTTACCGTACCCGCTTTCCAATGCCCATTGAGCAGCAACAACTTCTGGGAATTTTGCACCTGCTTTTTTTGCATATTTCAATACACCATCCCAGGTGTTGGCAACAGGTTTATTATCAACCGGTTGTTGAATTACAAGTTCTGGATTTCTGTACAGACGTTCAAACTCTTCTTTTTGTTCTGGAGTAAGAATTGAATTCAACCAACGAAAAGCCCTGACCTGGTGGTCAAGACCATTGAAATGCGTTGCGGCATCTACTAAATTTATAGTCATTTTCTTATTAATGCCTTCATTACCACTATAAAATAACCAATAAAAAATGCGGCCGTATTGACCGCACTCCTTATGTAGCTCTTTGCTAAATCACTTGTCTTTTTCTAAAACCTCAGGTTGAACTGTTTCTTCCGGGGCAAATTCCAAAGATTCAATCAGTTGGCCAATCAGGTTACCAGAGAATTGAATCAGGTTGGCATCACCAGTTGCCCTGGCAGCACTAAAAGAATTGATTGCGGAGATCAAATCAGATTTTTTACAAGCCATGAGATAGCAATAACTTCAAAAATTATAACAAGGATCACCATGGCGTACCAGCAGCAGAAGTGGGATGAATCTTTTGCTGAATTTGATTGTGCAGTGACTCTTCAATAGAAACAACTTGATCAACGCCAAGAGCACCAAGAACCAAGTTGACAACTTCTTGTTTGGTCAGTTGGTCAAAGGGAACGAAAGAAACGGGATCAGGATCACTAAGACCAATGCTTCCGTATGCACCAGTCGTTTCACCGTTTTCTTCCAGAGAAGCCGTCCAGTGAACTGTGTATACAGCACCGTCAGGACATGTTTCACCATCGGGAAGATGGCGTTCCATGTTGGCAATATCTCAAGTAGTGTTAGCCATAACAAAAGTGTTTTTTTATTTTACATTAACGTTTTGTAACGCGTTTAAAATCTTCCATAAACTCCTTCCCCATTAGTTTTTCAATGTCACCAGGCTGAAGATTGTTAATCAGCTTCATACATTCTTTAAACCGTCGCTCGTTTTCTTCTTCTGTGATTTGCCCCTTTGTCATTGTATTAAATCAAGGCTTTACCGGCCACTTTACGTCCCAAGGAAACCCTGGCTGTTGAGGAATATCTCGTAATTGCTGTCGATAGCCGCTCCAAATGGCGGAGACGTTGTCGGGAATGTCCTTTACCTGGGTCCAGTCGCAGTCGGCTAGGTGCTGGTTGCGGTCGGTGCGGACTTCGACGGCCTTGGCGTTGGTGCGCTCGGTGATTTGTTCGGGCGTGGCCGGTGTTTCAATCCACTGCTCTACCCATTTGCCGCTACGTTTGATAGCTGTGCGCTCCAGGTTGATGGCGTAGCTGTCGGCAGGTTGCGGTGCAGGCGTGACGGGGAACACACCGAAGTCGGCTGCTACTTCGTCCGTGATTTCAATGGGCCAACTAGTACCTTTGTTTTCAAGGCGCAGGTCAGGAAGCGTGTATGGGTATTGCACCAGGCTGCCATCTGGTGCGGTCTTGACGTAAAACATTAGGGTGCCTCCATTTCGGTCAGTTGGTCCGCGATGACATCACGGATGATGATGGTTTTAAGCTGTTCGGTCTTGTGGGACTCCAGCATCTCAATGAGGCGATCGCGGAACTCGATCATGGCTGGGTTGTCTGCGTGCTCGACGTTGATTTTGTCGATTGCACGAGTGTAGTTGTCGATGTTGATCTGGTAACCCAGGATCTCATCGTTGCGGGCCTCAAGGGCAGACTGAAGCGTTTCAAGTTTGTTCATAAGTAATTACGCGGGACTAAATGCTACACTACGTCCAGTGCCAGTAGGTAATGTAGCAGGATCTGAATATTTAGTACCAAAGCCAGATGACCATGGGTAGACGCTGATATATGGTGAACTTTCATGTGCAACTGCAATATTTGCGCCATCTGGACTAAATGCTACACTACGTCCAGTGCCAGTAGGTAATGTAGCAGGATCTGAATATTTAGTACCAAAGCCAGATGACCATGGGTAGACGCTGATATATGGAGTGCCAAAATGTGTAACTGCAATATTTGCGCCATCTGGACTGAAGGCTACGGAATATGCAACGTTATTGGGTAATGTAGCAGGATTTGAATATTTAGTGCCGAATCCAGATGACCATGGGTAGACGCTGATATATGGAGTACCGGAATGTGCGATTGCGATATTTGCACCATTTGGACTGAAGGCTACGCCATTCCCACCGCCATTAGGCAATGTAGCAGGATCTGAATATTTAGTACCAAATCCAGATGACCATGGGTAGACGACGATGCGTGGAGAATTAGCACGAGCTATTGCAATATCTGTACCATTTGGACTGAAGGCTACGCCATTCCCAGTGCCAGGATCAGGAATTAGTAACGGAGGATTTGAGTATTTAGTACCAAATCCAGAAGACCATGGATATACGCTGATATATGGTGAACTGTCATGTGCAACTGCGATATCTGCACCACTAGGACTAAAGGTTACGCCATGCGCAGTGCCTGCAGGTAATGTAGCAGGATTTGAGTATTTAGTACCAAAGCCAGATGACCATGGATATACGCTGATATATGGTGAACTGTCATATCCAACCGCAATATCTGCACTACTAGGGCTGAAGGCTACGGAATATGCAGCAGCAAGAGCAGTAGGTAATGTAGCAGGATTTGAGTATTTAGTACCAAAGCCAGATGACCATGGGTAGACGCTGATATATGGAGTAATGGAATGTGCGATTGCGATGTTGCCACTGTAAACGCTGGTGCCTTTACTAGCTGCCAGTGCTTTATTTGCTAACATCACGCATCTCCTACACGAGCGCCGTACACTTGTGTGCTGACCTTCCACAGTATAATGGCGGTATAACCAGTTGTGTTCAGTGTTGGTGCAGAGCCAGAATCAGTTTTCCACACCACACCACTACCGCCCCAGGTGGCATCAGTCCACGTGAGAGTATAAGCGCTGCCGTCGTCCACCATCAGCGTCACGGCTTCACCGGCAGCGAAGTTGGTGGCTTTTGGTGTGCGGCTAGCGCCAAGGGTGATCAACTGCACACTGCCATTACCTGGGTCGATCTCAAAGGCTGCACCATCGGTGATGGTGAAAACGTCCTCGAGAATCGTGCCGGTGATCGACGGATCGGTCAGTGTCTTGTTGGTCAGTGTCTGAGTGCCGGTCAGCGTCACGTCGCCAACAGTGGCCCAGGCCAAGGTGCTCGATCCGTTGGTTGTCAATGCTTGACCGTTGAACCCGTCTGCAGCGGGCAGCGTCCAAGTGACGTTAGATGCCACAGTTGCAGGTGCCTGGAATGCAACCCAGTTGCTGCTATCACTGTCGGCAAACCGCAGATCGCCTTGGGCTTTAATTTCGACGTTGCCATTCGCATCAACAAACAACCGCCCAGTACCATTAGTTGAGATGGCTACTTGGTCAGCACCAGGGCTGTAGATACCAGTGTTGGGATCACTAGCGAAGGAAATACTTGGATTAGTAACTGATCCAGTTGCAAATACACCAGAAGTAATAGTATGAGTTCCACCACTAATACTTGTAAAGTTACCACTTGTAAAGTTTGCAGTAGTACCAGTGACCGTGGTACCAGAAACAGTAACAAAATTTGCAGTGGTTCCCGTAACCGTTGTTCCTGTAACCGTGGTAAATCCAGCGGTTCCACCAGTAACGCTGGTGAATTGACCAACGTTTCCAGTTACGGTCGCGCCTGAGACTTGAGTTGTAAAGACACCTGATACGGCAGTTAAATTACCAAACTGACCAACTGCACCAGTTACGGTTGCACCAGAAACCGTTGTGCCGCCACGAATAACATCACCAGAAACTGTTCCGGTAACAGTTAAGTTGCCCGAAGTAGAAGCAACAATACCAGAAACGGTAATCGTTTGGTCAACTCCACTATTGGTGAAGATAATGTTATCAACTTTTAAAGTACCGTACGGCATGACTCTTGTTACTTTTTCTTTATTTTAACTGAAAGAATTAAGGAAGAATTGTAATCGTTCCTCTGATAATCAAACCTGCGTCACCGGAGATAACACCGGAAGAAATAAGAGCTGGTGTTGCTCCAGATGGTGCAGTAAATACGCCCGATACGCCTGTTACATTTGTAAACTGAGCAGCAGTTCCTGTAATAGTAGTGCCTGTAACAGTAGTAAACCCTGCAGTACCACCTGTTAGCGTAGTGAACTGACCAATGTTTCCTGTAACCGTAGCCCCTGAAACACTTGTTGTTCCAACAATGGTTACGCCTGTGATATTTGTGGCTTGAACGGCAGCACCCGTAATTGTTTGCCCGGATACTGTAC